TAAATTATTATTATCCAACCGAAGTATATTAAGGTTTGTAAGGTTACCAATTTCTTTTGGTAAATTGGTTAAGTTTTCATGTGATAGATCAAGGGATGTAATATTCATGTTCCTAACACCGAGTTTACGAAGTTCCTCGGGAACTTTGGACCTGGAGTTACTCATATACATTTACCTGTTATTATTATTGACATTAGTACGTCTACTCTGAGCGGCGTTACCCGCCTTTTTTCGAATGGTTTTTGGTGTGTTTGGTGTTTTTGTTTTGTTATTTATTTTCGTCTTGTTTAGTTTATTCGCGAGAGTGTTTGGTGTGTTTGGTTTGTTTGATTTTACAAACTTGACGAAATTTATGTTTCTTCTAAATAGTGGTTGTCGTGTAAATGGATTTATAACGACATTTGTGTTTGGGCTAAGACTGTATAAAGTGTTAATATTAGTTTCTTTATTTTTCGTTTTTATCCAGTTTAGAAGTGATTTTTCAGTTAAGTACCTATTGTATCCGAGGTTTAAGGCATTATTACCGACACTAAAAATATACCCAGATATAGGATCGTTATGTTTAGTGTTTAGGGGTACGTTTCTACGTACTATAGGTATATGTTCAAACTTTGTCGAATTATTTTTAGTAAGTCTAAAACCAGATCGTTTGAGTGATATTGGTATGATTCTAAGGTTTGGGTTACCATTTATATAAATGGATTTCAGGTTTGGAAGACGACCGATCTCATCTGGTAACGAAGTTAACTTATTACCAGTCAAACCAATATACTCGAGTTTTGTAAGCTTACCGAATGATTCTGGTAACGATGTTAAATTATTATCATTCAATTCAAGTATCTTAAGGTTTGTAAGGTTACCGATTGATTCTGGTAATTTAGTTAAATTATTACCCTCCAAATTAAGTTCTATTAGATTTGTAAGGTTACCAATAGATGATGGTAATTTAGTTAAATTATTATTATTCAACATAAGAAACTGTAGTTTTTTAAGGTTACCAATAGACGATGGTAACGATTCTAAACTATTCTTTTTCAACGAAATATGCTCTAGTTTTTCAAGGTTACCAATAGATGGTGGTAATTTAGTTAAATTAGTATTATCCAAATTAAGATACTCTAGTTTTTTAAGGAGATCAATAGACGACGGTAAATTGGTTAAGTTTCTATCTTCTAGAACAAGGGTGTTAGTAGTCATGGTCCTAACACCGAGTTTACGAAGTTCATGGGGAATTTTGGGTCTGGAGTTACTCATATACATTTACCTGTTATTATTATTGACATTAGTACGTCTACTCTGAGCGGCGTTACCCGCCTTTTTTCGAATGGTTTTTGGTGTGTTTGGTGTGTTTGGTGTGTTTGGCATGTTTGGCATGTTTGGCGTTTTAATTGAACTTTTAATTCGATTTGTTACTTTTTTTATATTTTCCGTGTTACGTTTTAGTTTTGATTTCTCTTTTATTTTACGTACTAATTTACGTAAAGGATTTTTAGTTTTACTAGGAGGTTTTGGTTTTGTTACAGGTTCAACGTTAGAAATTTTTTTTGCTATTAGATTTTTAATATTTTTCGGTAAAAAAGGTAAATTTTTTCGTTTAGTAATGGCTTTACCCGATAATTGGTTTTTATAATAATTGCTATAATTATAATTTTTTTCATAGAAGACATTAGGATCGAATGATTTATAATGATGGAAAACGGTAATGTTTTTATTTTTTAGGATATAAGGTATTGTAAGGTTTGGGTTTCGATTCGCGATAATACTTATATTTTTAAGTTTAATAATCTCTTTTGGTAACGTTTTTAATTTATTATTATCCAAATTAAGTTTCTTAAGATTTTCACAAAGACCGATTTGTGGTGGTAAAGATTCTAACGCATTATCACTTAAATCAAGTTTTTCAAGTTTTGTAAGTTTACCAATCGTGGATGGTAACGATTTTAACTTATTATTATTCAAATGAAGTACCCTAAGGTTTTCAAGCTTACCGATTTGTGGTGGTAATGTGGTTAATTTATTAAATCCCAACTTAAGTACTCTGAGATTTGTAAGGTTACCAATAGATGATGGTAATTTGGTTAATGCACGACCTCGCGGATTAAGTTCTGTAATATTCATGTTCCTAACACCGAGGTTACGAAGTTCCTGGGGAACATTGGAGTTGGAGTTGGTGTTACTCATATACATTTACCTGGTATTTTTTCTCACTTTATGATAAGATGATAGTTGCTTTACTCCTCCTTATCATAAATATATTCATATTGATGAATACGAGAGAACCGGAAAAATTAACCGAGGTTCGTGAAAAATATCGAATCCTCAGGGAGAACCTAAAGGAAACTGGTAATGAAAAGTTTGAAATGTTACACGATGAAGTTCCTATAACTGCGTATTATAAGATGCGAGGATCTGTTGGATATAATACAAATAAGGGTAGAAACATTGGTTTATGTATAGATGGTGAGACGAACGAAATATTTCACGTTTTATTACACGAACTCGCGCACTGTACCGTAGATGAATATTCACATAGTAAAAAGTATTGGGACAATTTTAGGGAATTGAAAGGTATATGTGTAAAATTGGGTATATATAAACCTATACATGAAAAGACTGAGTTTTGTGGCAAACATGTTCAGGATAAATAATCTATGCTTAAGTTAATATAAAATGGCGGCAGCATCGAAAAAAGATCTTTTTTTAATGATATTATTATGGAATGCGGTTCTTACTTTATCGAGTGTTCCACTTCTTTCCCAGGATCCATGGGTAAATATGACATGGATAACACTCATACTTCCTAACGTTCTTGGATTCATGCCAAGAGGTGGACCTTTGTGGGGTAGAATGGCGCTTGATGCTCCATTCATGTTATTGGCAACGGCTATTGCTTTTATAACGTCTCTTATTGCGTCTAAAATAAAGGCGTCGATTAAAAACGATTTTAAAAATTACGGTAAAACTACAAGAAGTACAGGCAATGTTCTTGCGCTTCGTGCAGGAGGATTACTCGCTGGTTTCCTGATAGCTTATATGATATTAGGAGAAGATAGTGTATATTCTCACTTTAACAATGGTAACATGGAAGTTTCTGCTTAAGTGTATTTATTAATAACTAAAAATGCAATTGCAGCGACTGCACCAGTAGATGCTAAACCAATCATACTTCGATTCCCTTGGTCGTTAAGAAATTGTGGTACAAAGTTCGCGAGTTTTTCTTGAACTGGCTTACTAATTGCTATCGCAGTACAAATAGCGACGACGAGAGTTTGAAATTGTTCATCGGTTAAATTAAATGGGTTTTCGTTACCCCCTTTTTTCTTGTTTTCACTTTGTTGAGAAACTGGTTGTTGTGCCATCATCATTGGGGATTGCATTTGTGATTGTGTCATTCTTGGATCTTGTGCCATCATTGGTGGTTCGAGTGGTGCTTCTGGCTGGCTTATTATATCGGAAATGGGAGTAGAGTCCATAGTCTGTTTATTTTCACTCATATTTTTTTCAGGCATAATATTCGGCGGTTGTGGTGCTCCATTTGGTATAAAATTCGTTGATTGATTATTATTTAGATTGACCATACCATCATTAGAATCTGATAAATTCATTGTATATACGTCCGTCATATATTATAGAAAACTTTTTTCGTTTTTAATGATTACGCATTAGCCTGGATTATTTACGTAACGTATAATTTGGGTATAAACACCCAAATGTTTTCATAATTCTAGGTAAATCGTTTAGTTCGTCGTATTGAGACATGTCATGATCTATGAAAACTGTTCGTGTTTCATGACATATGTCTATCAATACACGATATCCATCGTCTCGATCTGGTGTTTTTGTATATACTGGTATAAGTGCGGGTCGTGGTAATGATATATGATTTAATGCTGAACTTATTTTTCTAGAAAAAAGTCTTATCATTTCTTTTTAATAATTTTTAATGGTGTCGTTTTTTTAACTGTGTTTCTGTCACCTAATTTAAAGTTTCCATGTTTTGGATTAAACATTTTCTTATGTGTTTGCCAGTATTGAGGTGCTCCTACCTTGAAGTTTTTCCTAAGCTTTGCTTTGTACCAAAAAACACAATCTTCTATCCTGTTACTTTTTGATGTATTATCTAAAACTAAACATTCGTAATTTTCAGTACATGAATCCATGACCTTATTGAACATGTCAAACGTTGGAAAAATACCGAAAAA